CAGCTACGAACAATACTAAAATTAATATTTTTTTCATTTCAATGTTGTTTATGGAGGGCTTCGGCCCTCCTAATTATTGTTATACAGCAGTGATAGCGGTAACAGCAGCAGCGATATCCGAAACGTGGATAAGTGCTGTTTGATCTTGTGCCTCAACAATACATTGAGTACGCAAGAAAAGAACGGCAGTGTAAGCGTCGTCAACAAAGTCAGTACTGTTCATCTGGCTAAACTTAACCTCTGGGCGGCGTTTCCACCATGCCTGTATTTTAGAGGTATTTGCAACAGTCAAAGTATTTGCAGTAACGTAATTTGAAGTAATTACGCGAAGGCCATTAATGGTGTAATTTCCGTTAACGTCTTTAACAAATAGGTATTGACCATCCGAAGCCTTAGTTTTCTTCATCTTATAGAAGTCACTAGGGTTCATCCAAACAACATTCAGTCCACGTTGCTCAGCCTTAGCAGCTTGCAGAACACAACCGTCGATAAGATCGCCAATGTTAGCCTCAACAACGGAAGTTGCAATTCCGGCAGTAGCAGCATTGAAAGCGGTAGATTGTCCTACAATACCGTAAATATGGTTAGGGTTTACACCATCAGAACCGTCGCCTGTGTAAAATTCGCCATCGGCAAATAACATTGCTTTCTCTTGCATTTTCATACGGAACGCAGAAGCGATATAATCAGCATCTTCCAATAGCTCGGCAGTCAAAGGTAATTTAGCTGAAATTTTAGCCATTGCACGAGATTTCTCTGCAGCAGTACCAGAGTCGGCAGTTGCTTGACCTGTACCTTCGCCAACGTACCCAACGTTAGAGGTGTAAGCACCCTCCACCCAAAGAACGCGGTTTTTATCTTGGCCAATGGTTCCGGTGTTCAAATTCGGCAAGAAAGCCATTTCACGCTCTGGTGCAAACCCAACTTGCAAACGCTGAACGGTCATGTTAACTGTTCCGGTAATATCCGAGGTGTCTGCCTTTAATTCAAAAGACTTGACATTGCGGAAGTTGTCGGCTTTTGCTTTTTTGAACTCGTCAGAAGCGAATAACTCTTTGATAGACTCAGACAAAGACAATGTTTTGTCCTCTTTAGTTTTAATACCCTCAGCATTTTTCAGCTTAATAGCCAAATCATCAACTGATTTTTGAATTTCGGCAAATTTATCTTTGCCTTCGGCGGTTTGCAGTAATCCTTTTATCTCGTTAAGAGCGTCGAGTCCTGCTAACCCTTTAATTTTTTCGGCAACAGCGTTTTGCATAGACTCAGAAAGGGCATCGAAAGCCTTTTGGAATCCAGCGTTTTGTTCGTCTGTTAAACCTTTAATTTCAATTTTATTCATTTTAATCAAATTTAAATTGTTTAATATTTATGATTAGCGGCTCTGGTTGAGGCTCTGGAGTGCTCTTTGGCGGCTCCTGCTCTATGAGTGCTTTTACTTGTCCGTGTAATTTCATCAGTTCAAATTTAACCTCTGAACTTCTTGTTAATCTGATAAGCCTGTCGAACTCGTTATCAAAGTGATCTAACTGCTCATCATTTTTCATGCCCGTAACAACGGCTAACGGATTGGCGGCAACAGTTACCAGACTAATTTCAAATAACTTAATTTCGGTCAATAGTTCCACTTCTTTCCCGTCGCGTATTTCTGATTTGCTATTAATGGTTCGGTAACCGATTGACATTTCTTTTAGAATGCCTTCTTTAACTTTAGTTATTACCTTGTCTTCCGACGCAGATAGCTTACATTTTAACCACAAACCTGTTTCATCCTCCTTTATGTCTAATATTTTACCGATAGGCTCATGAATGTTGTGCTGTAAGCAAAATGCAATACGCTCTTTGCGTTCGTTCAGCGTCTTGGCAAATGCACCTGGCTCAATCACATCACCAACGGAATCAATATTGCCAAACACAGCACCATATCCCTCTATGATAAAATCCTCGCCATCCTCTTTGTATGACTTTATTTCAAAATTCTTAAATTGCAACAGGTCTTTCATAACCAAACTTATTTATGTGTAAAAATAATGTTTTAAAACATATTTTCAAAAGTTAAATTATTTCGTGAAGTTCAGAGCAACGACAGTTAATAATTTCCCCGGCGGGTGCCTGTGGATCACCGACAAATCTAAGGCCATTTGAATGTAGTTCATTTGGCCTTAGTCCGTTTCTGTTTATACTGTCTTGCTCTGCGTCGGCGTGTGATGTTCTTACACCTTCTAAATGCGATGTTGACCAATATTTACGATACTCAAAGCCCGTTGAATCAACAGCATATTGCGCCGCCTGATTACTGGCCTTTATCATTTCAGTTTGTGCGATCACCCGCGCCCGCGCCCAACCATTACCCCGTAAATTCTGACCGACAGCCTTCATTATTCTCCGCTTAATAACTTCCACACCTTGCCCTTGCAATTCTGCGTCGGATAGTATTTCTCGAATAATGCCTTTTATTTTATCTTGGCTTGTTGACGTAATTGTCCGTATGGCTTTGCCCGCTTCACCTCGCAACGTACCTTGTAAATACTGCTGAAAGATTGCCAGATATTCCTCATCTTCGCCCTGCTTATATTTTATGCCCGTCATTGCAGATTTTTGACTAATGGCATTCTTCCGGTACATTAACGATATTGGCGCGAACATGCCGTAGTACTTCATCATAAACGATTCGATAAACTCCGAGCTGATAGTATCAGCCAACGCTTCAAAATGATCGGGATTAAATGCAAAACGCAACTTTTCTCCAAACGACTGATATTGCTTTACCAATGCCGCGTGTGCCATGCGTACACCTCTGCGCTCTAGTATATTGCGCTGGCGTAGTAGCTGAACATTGAACTGTCTTAAATGCTTTGGTATTGGCATGGTGTTAAATTTGTTTCAAAAAGCTCCCTTGTCGAACCAACCTACAAGTTCACGAATGTCAAAATATTTCTTTATTCCTTTTAATATTTCTTTATCTCTCGTCGTTTTTATTTCAAATATGCGACTGCGGTGGTTGTTTTGAAAGGACAGAAAAACTATACCTCCGACCAAAACTCAAAGCCACCAAACATTTCAATAACATCATTTGCAGAAAGTGAAAGTCCAGCAGATTTTTGAACAACACATTGATATACTTTCAGTGAATTTTGATATGTAAGAAATGTTCGGTCATCACTTATCCTTCCTCCGGTAAGACCAATATCCTGTATTTTCATCAGGACATTATCACCTGAAGCACTATATATCCTAACCCCTTTTTCTTCAATTGAAGATTTTACGAGGCCTGTTTGAATAGTTTTTTCGTCAAACTCAGATATTGAAAGGAATCTGAACTTGCCATAATTTGACGCAAATAAACTATGAAGGAACATTCTGTTAAAAGTAATCGCCTCTAATGCTTTTACTTGTCGAGATACTTCCATCTTTATTCTTCCATCTTTTGAAATTTTAACAGAATTAATCTCTTCAAGCACTTCCCGTCCGGTTCCATCAGCCTTGCATGTATTTTGAGCTTGAACATTATTAATAATCTGTATTTCAATTGTGTTAGCTTTGCCACTATATGAAGACTTATTTGTGCCATCCACAAAAACCTTCACCGACTGCTCTGCTGCTGTTGGTGTTCCAGTTGTATTAAATGCGTGATTCCCGCCAGTATTAGGGTCGGTACTTCCGTCGCCGTCGCCATTTTCATCGGCTAAAACTTGATAAGCAGTAAAATGATCTGTTGATGGCGTGAGTAAATTGGTGCTTACGTTTGATATTGTCTTTACGATATTCGAAAAATCAAATAAATTATTGTTTCCAAATCTTGAAAAAGACAGCTTTATTTTTCCGGTTGAATAACTTGAAATAACATCTAATGTCGTCCCATCCCAATTAATTATAAAATTACTATTCAATCCTTCACATCTGCTTCTTGCAATAATTAACCCCGGTATGTTTTCACCCCCATCGGCGCTATTATCCCAAGTCGTATATTGCCAAGGCTTGTATAATTTTCCCTCAACAAGTGAAGCGTAATCAATTAGCAAACTAAATGATTTTGAGCCATAGGAATATTCAACTGGCGTCCATCCATTTGCATTTCTAGCAAACGATTGAATGTTTGTGTCGAGCCAGATTGCCCATGTTGCGCCATCGTCGAATGATTCATAAACAATAATTCGATCTTGATAAGTTGCGTGATTAACACCCATGAAATTCAACTTGTAAATAGCATCCGAATTACACCCTGTTAATTTTATCGGCAAAACAGCCTCATGGAATTCGCGCTGAGTGGTGTCTATAAATACTGCTGAACTGTCTTTTATCTTTACGGTATTGTCATATTCATTTCTGAAAATATCATACCCAATAAGTGACTTTGAATAATCATTTACTACTTTATAACAATGCTTCGCAATTATTAATCCGGGAATATTTTCGCCGCCGTCAGTACTGTTGTCCCATTCGGTATATTGCCAAGGCTTATAAAGTTTCCCGTCAATTAAAGAATCATAATCAATTAATAATTCAACTCTTTTTGTTCCGCTTTCAATTACAAATTCAGTTAATGCGCCGGGTGTTTTTGTTTTAGTAACAATCCCGGAATCTATCCAATTAGACCACGTTAAACCGTTATTAAGTGATTGTCCGATGATAATTCTATCCTTATGCGTTACCTCGTTATTAGCAAAAAACCACAACTTATAAATAGCGCCTTCAGTCCAGCCGTATAAATCTATTTTTTTTATTGATTCATGAAATTCTCTATTTGATGTAAGAATGTAAGTTGTCGATGAATCTTTTATATTTGTCTCAAAATTGTAATTTTTTTCAAATTTTGAAAACAATAAGCTATCCACAAAATACAAATCTGAATCAGCATCTTTAACGTATGAAGCCCCTGTCCAGTGATAATAACCATTCAAAGAAGAAGTTGGGTCATTTGAAACTTTATATGAAACAAGAAGCGTTCCTGTTGCTGGAAGTTCAGCATAAGTTGAATACACCTCTACTCCTGTTGTTTGATTTTCTTCAAGATTAGTAATACCTAGTTCACTTTTTAATGCAGCCTTAGCAGCCGCATCGCTTGATATATTTCTTTTGCTTATCATGCTATTCTAAATCAAATGTTATATAACTTTCTACGCCATCAATATCTACCGTTAAGTAGGTTTCTTCGCTGCTAAAATTTATTGCAAGCGTGTTCAAATAGTTCAACATTGCCCCTATCCGAGTCTGATAACTCCCCCTATAATATGCCTTCCTTAAAGTAGATCTCATTACAATAATGTATGATAGTATGCAACATTTCCTGTAGTAGCCCCGCCGAAGTTAATCCTAACTTTCATTGGCGCGTCACATTCAATGCTTATTAATTTAACCACATCAACTACTAATGAATCAGTAATCGCTACACCAGATTCTTCCATAGCTCCC